GCTGGTGGAGCATGTGAAATTGTTTAAGTAATGACGGTAAGAGCATCAAACGATTGGATACAACAGTTATATGTTCAGGAGACAACTAAAAAATCTCCTGAATCTGACTTTTATAAAGATGATAATGGTAGGTTTGTAATGACAGAATCATATCATATTAAAAGAGGGTCATGTTGTGGGTCAAAATGCAAACATTGTTGTTATTGGCCTCAGTATGTAAAAGGTAATAAGACTCTAAAAGAAAATATAAGTACATATTAACTTTTTAATGTTATGTAGAAAAGTTGTTGATTATCATAGGTAAGAACAATATAAGAATCACTACTTAGTTAGTGATTTTTTATTTTATATCTATTTATAAGAAAATTATCGACACTATATTTATATGATATGGCAAATAACGAAACATTTGGAATTAATTTCCCATTTAGACCAAGCGCTATTGGTAAATACCTATCATTATCCAGAGACGCTGACCAGGAAATTAGATCAAGTTTATTACATTTAATACTAACAAGAAGAGGTACTAGATATATGTTACCTGATTTTGGAACAAGACTCTATGAGTTTATTTTTGACCCAATGGATGGACAAACCTTTGATGCAATAAAAGAAGACATCCAACAGGCTTGTGAAACGTTCATACCTGATTTAAATATAATAAACATAACTGTTACACCATACGTTTTATTAGAAAATAAACCCACAACACCAAAGATAGGGTTTAACGCGGATGAGTTCGTTGATAACGGAATAATTTATCAACAAATTGAAACGATTAATTCTGATGAAGAATTAAATGATATTGGTATATATAGATTACCAGGAAAAAACACAGAAGAATATACTGCAAAATTAAAAATAGAATATTCTAACGACAAAAACCCCTTTGGTTCTAAACAATTTGTTATAATTAATATATAATGGCTGAAAGAAAAATATCGTATACACAAAGAGATTTCGTTGGACTTAGAGACGAACTTTTAAATTATGTACAAAATTATTACCCCGAATTAATACAAAACTTTAATGATGCTTCGGTATTCTCAGTATTAATGGATTTAAATGCTGGTATTGCAGATAACCTTCATTATCATATAGATAGAAGTTTACAAGAAACCGTATTACAATATGCTCAACAAAAGTCATCAATATATAACATAGCAAGAACGTACGGATTAAAGATTCCGGGTTATCGACCATCAGTTGCTGTTGTTGATTTTTCAATACAAGTACCCGTCTTTGGTGATTCCGAAGACGTTAGGTATTTAGGTAAAATAACCGCCGGATCTCAATTTTTTGGTGCGGGTAACTCATTTGAAAATCAATATGACATTGATTTTTCCACACAATATAATGAACAAGGACAAGTAAACAGAACTAAAATTCCTACGTTTGATGCTAATAATAAAATTATTAATTATGTTATAACAAAAAGAGAAGTTTTAGTTAATGGTACCACAAAAGTATTTAAAAGAGTTATAAATCCTTCTGATGTTGTTCCATTCTTTAATTTCTTTTTACCTGAAAAAATGTTTTAGGAGTAACTAGTATTATACAAAAAGAAGGTACGACATTTCAAGGAACCCCAAAATACTCCGACTTCCAATCGGATAATGGTAAATGGTATGAAGTTGATGCTTTAGCCGAAGATACTGTTTTTGTTGAGGACCCAACCAAACCTGTGGATGTTAATGGGGTTAGAGCAGGAAAATATATACAAACAGATAATCGTTTTATGGGTGAATATACTCCGGAAGGTTATTTTAAAATACAATTCGGGGCAGGAACGACAACACCAAATGAACAATTAAAACAATTTACTAATGTTGGGGTTGAGTTAAAATTATCCGACTATCAAAATAACATTGGATTAGGACTAACCGTAAAACCAAATACTACAATATTTGTACAATATAGAGTTGGTGGTGGAGCAGCAACAAACGTTGGTGTTGGTGTTATTAATCAGGTGGGGACCATAGATTTTGTGATTAACGGACCAAATGAAACAATAAATAGGAATGTTAAACAATCTTTAACGGTAAGAAACGTTACCGCGGCAGTTGGGGGGTCAAACCCACCATCAACCGAAGAAGTAAGAAATATGGTGGCATTTAATTTTGCCGCACAAAAAAGAGCCGTAACAGTTAATGATTATAAGTCTTTAATTGAAACAATGCCTGGTAGATTTGGAGCTCCGGGTAAGGTGTCAATAACTGAAAAAAACAACAAGATAGTTGTACAAATATTATCGTATGAGACAGGGGGTAAATTAAGTCAAGTGGCATCGAATAATTTAAAAACTAACCTTGCAACATACCTATCAAAATATAGAATGATTAATGACTATATTGTAATTGACAGTGCAAAAGTTGTGGACTTAGAGTTTGATATTTCTGTGGTGTTAGAGTCCGACAGAAGTCAAGGTGAAATTGTTGGTTTAGTAATTAATCAAGTATCTGATTATATGAATCCAAATAACCGAGATCTTGGTGGTAGTGTTAACATATCTGAAATAAAAAAAAGAATACAAAACTTAGCAGGAATTTTAAGTGTTCCTGAAATTAAAGTTTTTAATAAGGTAGGTGGAAAGTATTCGTCTTCTGAAACTTCACAAAAGTATTTGGATCCGTTAACAAGAGAAATACAACTTATTGATGATACAATTTTTGCAGAACCTGATCAAGCATACCAAGTTAGATACGATAATGCAGATATTAAAGTTAGGGCAAAAACATTTAAAGCCGTGGACTTCTCTTAATATATTTATTTTAATTCTTTTAATCTTACTTTTTTGTAAAAACATTAAAATAACTATTTATTAAAAAAGTATAATGCAAAAAAGTTATAGAATAAAAACAACGGTTGGTACCGACAAAAATATAAGAGTAAACGTTAACCAAGACTTTGATTTTTTAGAAATATTATCACTAAAATTAAGACAAGAAGATGTTTATACAAGATTTTGTGCGGATTATGGTGTTGTTGCAGGAAGAATAATAACTAACGGAGGATACGGAGTACCAAACGTTACCATATCGATATTTGTTCCATTATCAGCAATGGATGAAGATAATGAGGTAATATCTACTTTATACCCATATAAAAAACCATCAGATAAGAATGAGGACGGATATAGATATAATCTACTACCATATGTTCAAGAATATGGTGGACACACACCTACAGGTACATTTCCAGATAGAAAAGATTTATTAGAAAGAAAAGAGGCGTTAGAGGTGTATGAAAAATATTACAAATACACCGTAAAAACAAATGAGAGTGGGGATTATATGATAATTGGGGTACCGTTAGGTATGCAGATTATCGCTATGGATCTTGATTTGTCTAACATTGGTTGTTTTTCATTAAGACCCGCAGATTTAATAAGAATGGGTATTGGTGTTGCAGAACAATTTAATGGACCATTATTCAAATCATCGACAGACTTATCATCATTACCACAATTATTATTTGAAACAAAAGATATTGATATTACCTCATTTTGGGGTGAACAAGATTTATGTAATGTTGGTATTACAAGAGTGGATTTTGACTTAAGAGATTATGGTATTGAAATTAAACCACAGGCAATATTTATGGGGTCACTGATATCAACAACTGAGGAAGACTATTTAAAATCTAACTGTAAACCTAAAAAAACCACAGGTAACTTATGTGATTTGGTAACGGCTCCTGGTGAGATATTAGCATTAAGACAAACAATTAATTATGATTCTAATGGACAACCCGTTTTAGAACAATTTAGTTTACCTGAAGGCGGTAAAGTAATTGATGATGAGGGAACATGGCTTATTGATGTACCTATGAATATGGACTACATCACAACTAACGAGTTTGGGGATCAAGTTATTTCTAATGATCCTAAAGTAGGTATACCAACAACGGCAAAATATAGATTTAGAATTAAATACCAAAATGAAAATGGTATTGAAAATGATATAATGAGGGGAGACTATTTAGTACCTAACGTTAGAGAATATGGTTGGTTACCGCAAAGCGCGGTACCAAATAACGATAACGGTCCAGCAACATTTACGCCTACTCAGTTGTTACAACAAAAAAAATCATACGCATTTAGTTTAGATTGGAACGACTATGCCGATCCAACATCAGCAATAAATTGTGAAGATACCTTTTATAAGTTTAATTATAACAAAGTTTATACAATTGCTAATTTTTTAGATAGATGGAAATGGGGAACAAATAGAAATAGACATTTAGGGATTAAAGATATTACCGACAGAACGTGTACGTCAAAGGTTAATAGATTCCCAACAAACGACGGAATTAAAAAGTTTGATTTCCTATTCTTTTTATTTAATATCCTAATCGTCTTAATGACACCACCAATCTATACTTTAATTATTATATTACATGTGTTAGCATTTATATGGCCAATATT